CCCCATATTTTCCCCGGGGGAATTTTCCGGAGAGGCGTTTTGAAAACCGGGGTTTCAAAAGTGGGGCACAACTAAGTCGAAAGGAGTTGAGACTATGCCTCCCCGAGAATCAAGTGAGTCAAAGGGCAGGTCGTCTCGGCTCAAGCCGGCAACAACTCCGGAGGCTCGAGAGAAGCAGCTCGTCTCCCTGGCCTACGATCTGGCCGAGAAGCAACTTCGTGAAGGCACGGCGTCTTCACAAGTCATATCAACTTTTCTCAAGTACGGGTCGACCAGAGAGAGACTGGAGCAAGACCGACTCGAGCGTGAGAACCACTTCCTTCGAATCAAAGCCGAGCGAATGCAGTCCGAAGCTCGCATCGAGGAACTCTACACCAAGGCCATGGATGCTTTCCGTGGTTACTCGGGTCAAGACCCGGAGCCGGATCCCGATCACGACGAGTACGACGGTTACTGATGATCAGGACCTACTCAGAACTCCGACGACTCCACACGTTCGAAGAGCGCTACCACTACCTTGCTCTTCGAGGGGCCGTCGGTCAAACCACCTTCGGATTCGATCGTCATATGAACCAGAAGTTCTACACATCACGAGAGTGGAAGCAGATTCGCGAGTATGTCATCGTCCGAGACAACGGGTGTGACCTCGGAATCGACGGCTACGAGATCCATTCGAAGCTGCTCATCCACCACATGAACCCCATGGTCGTGTCTGACATCATTCACGGTAACGATGACATCCTCGACCCGGAGTTTCTCATCACAACAACCCACAGAACCCACAACGCCATCCACTACGGCGACGAGAAGTTACTTCCCCGACCTCTCGCAGTACGTAGACCGGGTGACACGAAGCTCTGGTAGATGAAAGGAACCACCATGTCCGACGAGACTCCACACGACCCACCGTTCAGCGACACCGATGACGCCAAGGACGAGTCGCCGTCTCCTCCAATCCAGGTCGACAGCCCTGACGTGGCTGAGGCGCCTCCGACGGATGTCGTCGACAACGTCGTTAGTGGCGAAGAGGACGACGTCGAGGTCTCCAAGAACCAGGATCCCGAGCCGGATCTTGAGGACGAGGACGTCTGATGGCAAGGGCCTCTCAGTTCCTCGCCGTTGCGGCGAGCCAGATCGGGTATCGCGAAGGCTACGACAAACTCGAGTCCGAGTACACCAACGACAACAAGTTCGGCGTCTGGTACGGCATGAACTATGTCGCCTGGTGCGCAATTTTCGTGTCGTGGTGTGCCTTCAAGGTCGGTGTCCTCGGAACTCTGATTCCGAAGTACGCCTCATGTTTCGCCGGCCTCAAGTGGTTCCGCGATCGTGAGCTGACGGGCAACTGGCCGCCTCAGCCGGGAGACATCTTCATCATGCGGGTCTACAAACCCGGTGCATGGAATGCTGATCCGGATGGTTGGGCAACTCAGCACACCGGAATCGTTGAGAAGTATCTCGGAAACGGTCGCGTTCAGACGATTGAAGGCAACACGAACCTCAGTGGCTCATCCCAGGGCAACGGGGTTTATCGGCTCATTCGACAGGACTCCGAGGACGGCAAGAAGTTCATCTACTGCCGGCCAAAGTGGGATCCCGAGCCCGTCGTTGTCAAGCCTCCGACTGGTTCGGGAGGGGCTTCTGCGCCTCCGCCGAAGCCGCCGACTCTGAAGCCGATTCCGGGAGCGACCTACACTGGGTCCAAGAGGATCAACGTCGAGTTGGTTCGCCCAAACAAGCGCAATGAGTCGGTTCGCCGATTCAATGGGCTTCTCTGGGCATGGCTCTGCAAGAACAGCCCCAACTACGCTCGCCGAAATGCAGCTCTGTGGATGAAGGAGTCTTCCAACCTCTACGGGCCGCAGGCTCAGCGAGCAACGCAGGAGATGTACCGGGTTCTGGCGAATCGCTACCCCAAGAAGTTCGAGCGAGTCACACTCCCAACGTGGCCCGGTCGAAGCGGTGTCTCAGCAATCGGTGGCACGCCGGTCTAGCACCGAGCAAACCCGCTCCGTCCCATCGGAGCTGCCCAACTCAGAGGATCGTCGTCCCCCCACCGCGATTCTCTGAGACGGCACCGTCAAACTGGCGGTGTCAGGGCCCGCCGCGATCCGCCCCCCGAGCCGCGGCGGGCCCACCCATCGGAACCCAGGGAGGTGAGTAACCGCATGATTGACAGCATTCTCGAAAGTGTCAAGAAGACTCTTGGCCTGTCTGAGGAGTACGACGTATTCGATCACGACGTCGTGACATACATCAACTCCGCTCTCTCCACGCTGACGCAGATCGGCGTTGGACCGGCCGAAGGCTTCGTGATCACGGGAGCTGACGAGGAGTGGACCGCCTTCCTGGGTTCCGACCCGGGATTCGATGGCGTGAAGTCCTATGTCTATCTCAAGACAAGGATGCTCTTCGACCCGCCCACGACTTCGTACATGATCACGGCTATGGAGAAGCAGATCGAGGAGCTCGAGTGGCGTATCAACGTCTACTACGAGACCAAAGCTCGCCTAGCCGCCCAGACCACATAGAACGAAAGGAGGTAGCATGACAAGTTTCGCAGAAGCCCTCGAGAAGTACGGCGTCGACGAGAACAGTCTGTCTCACTATGGCGTCCCCGGCATGAGATGGGGCAAGCGCAAGAACAAACCGACTGTCGAGACGCCCGTCGAGGTCAAGACCACGCCCGGCAAGCGAGTTCAGGCTCGTGGAGGCACCGGTCAGCCGCCGCATCCCGATGCCATCGCAACTGCCGCAGCTCGACAGAAGGCTCGTAGTAGCACCACCGATGCTCTTTCGACTCCTGAGCTGAAGAAGCTGGTGGAGCGGATGAACCTCGAGGCCAACTACAACAAGCTCGCCGTCGAAGCTCCGACTCGTCTCGACAAGGGCAAGAAGTTCGCTCTCAAGCTGCTCTCTGACGAAGGTCAGCAGCTCCTTCGCGGCAAGCAGGGGCCGGTCGTGAGCACGATCACCAACGTCCTCGACACAGGTCACAAGGGACGACACCGCAAGAAGTGAAAGGAGGTCAGCGATGAGTTTGTCCAACAAGGCGGTACCAACTTACTACGGTCGGTTCCGCGATGCAGTCCTCCGCGGGGAGATCCCGGTGTGTCAGGAGATCTCTATGGAGATGAACCGCATCGACGCTCTCATCGCTGACCCCCGTTACTACTACGACGATCGAGCGATCGACGGTTTCATCCTCTACTGCGAGAATGAGCTGACTCTGACGGATGGTGAGAATCTTCACCTCCTTGATTCGTTCAAACTGTGGGCTGAGCAGATCTTCGGCTGGTATGAGTTCGTAGAACGCGATGTCTACGTTCCGAATCCAAACGGTGGAGAAGGCCATTACGAGCCTCGAATCATCAAGAAGCGTCTGACGATGAAGCAGTACTTGATCGTCGCTCGAGGTTCTGCGAAGTCCATGTATGCAGCATGTCTGCAGGCGTATTTCCTGAACATCGACTTCTCCACAACACACCAGATCACCACTGCACCGACGATGAAGCAGGCCGATGAAGTCATGTCGCCGCTTCGTACTGCCATCACTCGAGCTCGAGGTCCGTTCTTCCAGTTCCTCACTGAGGGATCGATGCAGAACACAACAGGCTCTCGTGCCAATCGTGTGAAGCTCGCTTCGACCAAGCGTGGTATCGAAAACTTCCTCACGGGGTCGTTTCTCGAGGTCCGACCTATGTCGATCGACAAGCTACAGGGTCTTCGACCCCGTATTTCGACCGTGGATGAGTGGCTATCGGGCGACATTCGAGAGGACGTCATCGGAGCAATCGAGCAAGGTGCTTCCAAGCATGACGACTACCTCATTGTTGCTATCAGCTCTGAGGGAACTGTTCGAAACGGTGCTGGAGACACGACGAAGCTGGAGTTGATGAGCATCCTCAAGGGTGAGTACATCGCTCCGCATATTTCGATCTGGCACTACAAGCTTGACGACGTCGAAGAGGTCGCCGACCCGGCGATGTGGCTCAAGGCGAACCCAAACCTTGGTAAGACGGTCTCATATGACGTCTACCAGCTCGACGTTGAGCGTGCAGAGAAGGCTCCGGCCACTCGAAACGACATCCTCGCCAAGCGTTTCGGTATCCCAATGGAGGGGTACACCTACTTCTTCACTTACGACGAAACGATCCCACATCGTAAGCGTAAGTTCTGGAGAATGCCATGTGCACTAGGAGCCGACCTCTCACAAGGGGACGACTTCTGTGCATTCACCTTTCTTTTCCCTTTGCCAAATGGGAAGTTCGGTGTCAAGACTCGAAGCTACATCTCGAATCTCACACTGATGAAGCTTCCTGGCGCTCTTCGTCAGAAGTACGAAGAGTTCCTCATCGAAGGCAGTCTTCATGTCCTCGAGGGCACGATTCTCGACATGATGGAGGTCTACGAGGACCTCGAGAAGCACATCGAAGAGGAAGAGTACGATGTTCGAGCCTTCGGATTCGACCCGTACAACGCAAAGGAATTCGTCACACGATGGGAAGCCGAGAACGGCCCCTTCGGCATCGAAAAGGTCATTCAGGGAGCACGCACTGAGTCGGTTCCTCTCGGAGAACTGAAGATCCTCAGCGAGGAGCGGATGCTCATATTCGACCAGGAGTTGATGGCGTTCACCATGGGTAACGCGATCACCATCCAGGACACGAATGGCAACCGCAAGCTGCTGAAGAAGCGGCAAGAAGAGAAGATCGACAACGTGGCGGCTCTTATGGACGCCTACGTCGCATGGAAGGCGAACAAGGAAATGTTCGAATGACCAACACAGCAGAAGGGAGGTGAACTATGGGCATTGGAGCACAGCTTGCCCACGCTTGGAATGCGTTCTTCGATCTGAAGCCGGCGCAGGACACGAATCCCTTCGGTCCAAGGGAGGCGCTGAACAGCGCAACGATGCGACAGGATCGTGGTCGTCTTGGAGTTGCCAATGAGCGAACAACTGTGGCCTCAATCTATACCCGAATCGGAGTCGACGTATCGGGTGCGGTTCTGAGGCACGTTCGACTGGACGAAGACGAGCGTTTCCTCGAGGTGATCAAAAGCGGCCTGAATAACTGTCTCACTCTCGAGGCAAACCTCGACCAGGCAGGCCGAGCTTTCCGTCGCGACATCGCTTCGACGATTATTGACAAGGGCGTAGTGGCTATTGTCCCTGTGGTG